CAACAGTGAATGATGCAACGGATAGCCCGCTTTGTGTTTTTCTTATCTCAACATCTTTTGTTAGTCTTCCGACTAGAACCACATTATTTATCATGTCTGAATTTCCTCTTTTCTTTGATTACATTTGCTTCGGTGTAATCGTCCATTTTGTAAGTCATTTTTCGCTGTAAATTTTCGTTAGTATGTACTGTGCCGAAATAAGCACGTTCTAGCGCTGTAACGGCTTCGCCTAACTTGACCGGTTGCATGTTCATCAATTCTTTTTCTAACAGTTGCAATGTAGCCAAGTGTGTATGAGAACACTTTTTCATTGCTTCCTGAATAATCTTCAGGACTTCAAATTTTTTAACGTATTCAGTCATTTTTAGTCCACTCTCTGCTTGCTTGTGCATCTAGCACTCGCATCTGCAACTTGATTGAATTGATTTTGTTTTCTAGCATTTTGTATCGGCTTTCGCATATATCGCGTTTTTGGCGCAATTCAGCGACTTCAGCATGTCCCTTGATAAAAGTACTTATCATGGTAACTGGCACGCCCTGTGCGCGTTCTATTAGCGCCTGAGAGCGTAATTTGATTTGATAGTTGGCTTCACTATTTGCTAACTCAATACCAGCCTTATAAAAATCCTCGATTGTAGCGTTTAATGTATTGGCTAGTTTTTCTATTTCTAGCCACATGTCATAGTCTTTATTCATAGGTAATTTTTGTGAAATACCTCCATAAATTTTTCGTGGCCATACAACTTTTCAAATGCTTCTTGTGCCTTTCGCTGTAATGCATAACGCAATGACGGCTTTGTTGTATGTAATGCATTGTGTACTTCAGGATTGAGCCACACCCACAATCCCCATTCGTCACATTTCTTGCGATTTGCTGTGCCACAAATGCAATGATGTAAGCACACGTTGTATGATCCAGTGATAAAGCATTTCTTTTCTGTCTGAAGAATGCTATCAGTACGTTGTTTCACTGTCTGTCACCACCTTTAAGAGTTCCTTTTCGTCTAGCAATTCAACCTCGTACAGTTGCCCTAAGTCTTTCTTAGGAAGCCACGCGCAATAGGCTTTTTCTATCTTTTCACCTGTCATTTGTTCATACGCCATTTTGTAAAGTGTCAGCTGGTAACTTAGATATAACGGGTGATACTGATATGTTGTCTTGATGTCTATGATTGCATGCTTGCCGTCCACCGTTCCAATCATGTCATAAGTGCCACAATACAAAGGGTTTCCGTCATGGTAATAAACCATAGGCTGTTCGCATGCGTGTATGTTGATACTGTTTTCTTCCTGAAGCGTTTTGAAGCGTTTTAATGCTATGCTTTCGTAAGAATGAGTATTGTATCGTCCGTCCACGTTTTCGCCCAAGGAATAGCGTTCTATTAGGTCATGGACTGTGTTTCCATAATCTGCTTTAGCGTTGAGGATATATTGAGGGATATTTGAGTACATTCCCCCCATTAGTCCTCTAATTATCTGTGTAGCGGACGGTGTAATAACGCCGTCCACCAAGTACACATGATAGTCAGGTATAAACTCAATCATTTATAAGTAAGTCGGACACTTGCTTTGACTTCACTAGCCTTTGTATAGAAGTCATAAATGCCCTCTTCTTTCATCTTGGCTGTATCAACGGAAACATGCTGTGTAGGTGCAACATAAGAGATTTTGACATCTTCATTTTCAAATGATTTGATGCCGTGTTCTTCCATTGCCTTTTGGATTGCTTGCTTGATTTCCTTTTCTTGATTGTCCATTTCTTGCTTGGTAATTTGGAATTCTTTCAACTTCTGCAATGCAAATCGTACGGCTTCAGGTAGTTCGATTTGGTTTTCAACGATTTTGATTTCATTATTCATTAGGTGTTTCCTCTGCTTTCTTTTCTTTACTGAATGCTTTAACTGCTTCACTTGCCTGTTGCATTGTTAGTTCTTTGATTTCTTTAACGCCGTAATAATCAAGCATCTTCTTTATACGTTCAGGATCTTGTGCCGATAGAATTTTCACTTGTCCTAATGATGCTAATGCCAACTGTTTTTGTGTTGTTGGCTTTTCTTCTTTGGATTTATCTTGTGCATCTTGCGCATCATTTTCGGCGATTTCCATTGCTTCTAGCCATAAGTAACGGCGCATGTATGTATGTTTTGCGCCTAATACTTGGATAGTTGATGCGCCTTTAACAGCTGCTTCGGCTGTACTTGCTTCAAAAGATACAATGTCATTTGGATTGTCAGCATTGACGATGTCCATATATGCTGTTTCAATCCCTAAATCATTTGATTTAATTTTGAAAACTGAAACAAGGTTCAAATCCTTAAAAATCTTTGTGATTTCTGAAATGAAGTCGCTTAGTTCAAAGTAAGTAAATCCCGAAAACTTATTAAAGCCTGATTTCTTCAAAGGACGATTGCCTAATTCTGCACGTGCAATCGCTAACTTTTGATAAACGTTCATTTCATTAGTCTTTGCTTTGACTTCTTTCTTTGGTTCTGCTTTTGTTGTAGGCTTGCTATCTGATTGCAAGAAAATTGTGTCTTGATTGTCCATTATTTATTTCTCCTGTTTATATTTGTTTCAAAACATCACGGATAATTGCTTTCCATGAGTCCATTGCAACGTTTACTTTGATTTCATGATCATTGTTGTATGTTACTGTTACTGTTTCTGCGGCTTCCCTAAATTCCATGTCTCTTTCGTCCCAGTTGATTTTTACTGTTTTGATTTTGCTATCTGCCGCCTTTAGCACTGTTTCAAGTGCAAATTCAAATTCTCGTCTTTGATTATCTGTTTTCATTTTTCACCTCATGTACTGGTAAGCGTTTGACTTGGTCTAACTTGTCATAGGTCAATAACTTATGACTTAGTTCGATGTTTACTTCAAACGCCTTTTGGTTAAGTTCCGCCAGCTTTCCAATCTTGCTTTGTAACTCTTCAATTTGCTTTTCATACCGCTTAGTTTCTTCAACTAGCATGCGGTTTTGTTCTTTTAATCGGTTATATCTTTGCTGTAAATCCATTTCTTTTACTCTCCCAATCCACTTTTCTTATGTGTTTTGGCTTCTTTTGTGGCTTTTCGTACTTGTTATTAAATTCAGGATTGCCAAGTTTAACTATTTCAATCTTCTTCATGATCTATTTCCTCGACTTCTTCCACTTCTTCGCTATCGCAATAGGGACATGTTTTATACTCTCTGTATGAGTAGTCTATATAGCCATAGTGGCTGTTCATGTCATCGTCATTGAATATTCTTTGACAATGCGTGTATATCATCTTCATAGCCTTACTCTGCCATTTCTTCAGCCGTCAAAGGACGTTGAGAATAAGAGTATTGAAGTACAGCGTTTCCTAGCATGTATGCGATGAATGCAAGACCTAGAACCACGGCTAATGCTGTTTTAATTGTGTTTTGTAGTGTTTTCATAGTTAGTTCATCTTCTTTCCCAAAATCTCTTTGATTTTTTCTTCGGTTGTTTGAGTGTGGTCGCTATTAGGAAATTCTTTGTGCCTTTGTATTGCTTCTTCTTCACTCGAAAAGTCTAACTTTTCAACGATTGAATGCCTTTCAATCACGTTTGCTAATTCTTCTATTTCAGGGTTTTGTTGCACAAATTGTCTGATTGCTAAAAATTCCTGTGCTTTATCTAGTAGTTCGCCGCTTGTTTCCAAAAATATGCTTCCACCGTTATTGATTGCTTTAATCATTTTTTGTTTTCTCTCTTTCTGTGTTAGAATTAGAGTGATAGTTTTGGTCTATCACTTGGCGCTGTCCTTTGGAGTGGGTGCGCCTTTTTTCTTTTTCCACTCTTCAAATCTTGCTTTGAAATCAGGATCGTGCTGTTTATCGTTTAGCACTTGTAATGCAAGATAGTTGAGTGATTGAATATCAGTTTTTTTGATTGCCATAATCTTGTAAAACCTTATTGATGAAGTACACTTGCCCTTTGCCTGTAACTCTAGTTGTGCGTGTTACTTTTGGATCATGTCCGCTTCTCTGTACGGTTCTTTCGATAACTTCAAACAACTTCATTTCCATACTCTTCTGTGTAGGCTCGCATGAGTGTTTGAAGATATAACCGTTATCTCTTAACCATGTCCACAAGCGATTTCCACCAATCTTTACGCCGTTTTGGCAAATCAACTTCGCAAGGTCGTATACAAGAATGCTTGTGTCCGATTGTGCGACAGCATCAGCAAATAAGGCTTTAGGCTTCATTTCCTTGTTTTCCAGCTCTAATGTAGCGATTGTTTTATTAGCAATCGTCAAGGCTCTTGCCATTACTCGCTCAGGACTATTCCATTCTTTTTCAATTTGAATGAAGTATTTTCTTACCTCTTTGCCTTTTTCCGTACGCTGCAACATTGCGATTTCTTTCGCCATATCTACTGTGATTTGTGCATCTTGCGATGGTCTGCCGCCAGTACTTTCGGACAAAAATGTCGTAAAGTCTTTTTGCGCTTCAAAACCGTATTCACACATTCTTGTAAACCAGTGATTGAAGTCTGTACTTACTTCTAATGCTTTGTGTAAATCTCTTGCTGATACTGTGATGCGTTCTGCATCTGACGTGTCTATTTTTAATAATTCGTTCATTTTTTCCTTTCTAACCTCCTATAATTGATATGAAAGGAGGTAAATAACGATGTATAAGATAAGAATTGAAAATACTAATAAGGATTTCCTTATCAAAACCCCTGAAGCATTGGATATTCCTAATGCAAAAGTGGAAATTATCGAACAAACGCCAACTAAAATTCATACACGTAATACATTTACAAATGGTTTTGTTTATGAGTCCGTATTAACGGAAGACGGCTGCGAAATTACCACAAATTGTCCAATTGTTTTTGACGGTTCTACTGGTTTTCACTTTGATTTCTCAAAGATTGAGAAGTGATGCGTACGCCGTCACTAGATAATGTCGTTTCTGCTAAAATGTCTTTATCTTTGACGGTTGTTTTGATTTGAGTTTCACTAATCGCAATAGTGGAACTCTTTTTTGTTTCTGTTGCTTTGTCCATACATTCCTCCTTTCTAAAATGTCTTTTTAAGACACTGTACTTCCAAAAAAAATATGGTCTATATCTTCACCCGATAGACTATACTTCTCTTTAATGCGCATGATTTCAGGTTGAGTGAATCCGGCTGTGCTTTTTTCGTTGAGTTTCTTTGAAAAGGCGCTTTGTGAAATTCCTAGATAGTTTGCTAATGTTTCGGACGTGTCACCAAATAAAACCATAACGCTTCTTAATCTATTCTTATCCATGCTTCCTCCTTTCGTGTCTTTTCTGGACACTCTTAATATATACCCAACACGACACTTTTGCAATAATAAATATGAATTTTAAGAAACATTTTTTATTTTATTTGCATATTTGTATCTTTAGAGTACAATTTAGTTATGAAAAATACAGGCGAAATGATTAAGTATTACAGAAAAAAATTAGGTTTAACCCAAGAAGAATTAGGCAACTATGTCGGTGTCCAAAAATCAGCCATCGCTAAATATGAGAATGGAAGGATTGAAAACTTAAAGCGAACCACTATCGAAAAACTATCTGAATTATTTGGAATTCTACCGTCTGAATTACTTGGTATAAGCGCTACAAATAATGTTATGTCTAACACAACAAACGTTATAGGCGTTGTTCCAGCTGGCACACCTTTAGAAGCAATAGAAGACATCATCGGTGAAATTGAATATCCGTCACGTTTTGCAAATAAAGAAGTGTTTGCATTACAAATAAAAGGCGACAGCATGAACAAGGTTTTACCTGACGGCTGTATAGGCTTGTTTGAAAAGACAAGCACATTAGAAAATGGCGAAATAGGCGCTATCATGGTAAATGGTGACGATGCTACAGTTAAGAAGTTTTACAGATTGACTGATAGTTATGTACTTGAACCATTATCATTCAATCCTGAACAGCACCCACTAATCATAAAAGATGGTACTGATCCAGTGTCTGTAATAGGGAAACTGATTTGGTATTGTTCCAAAGAAAGCATTCTATAAGGTGGCGTTACATGGCTATATATTTAGGAAAAATCATAAAAGAGTATAGGGACGATAATAAATTAAGTATGGACGACTTCGCAAATAAATCAGGGTTAAGCAAGCCTTATGTTGCGATGTTAGAAAAAAATTATAACCCTAAGTCTAAAAAGGAAATTGTTCCAACTGTTGATACAATTGCAAAATGCGCAAAAGCGATGAATATGGAATTTAACGATTTATTCAATGTGTTAAGTCCAAGCAACACAATCGACAAAAATTATGCAATGGATAATCAAATTAAAGTTGTATTTGAAATGCTGCAAAACATGAGCATAAAAGACAGAAACAAGACTTTTGAAGTTATAAAAGCAATGTTTCCTGATTTATATAAGCAAGTCATTAAATAACGAAAAACAGCCACTATATGTGACTGTTCCCCTACCTCATTCGGCTATTAGAATTTAATTATAACACATAAAGGAAGATAACATGGAAAACTACATACCAGCTGTTATATATGCGCGCTTTTCATCTTCAGGGCAACGTGAAGAGTCTATCACGGGACAATTAAGAGATTGCAAGCGTTATGCTGAAGAACACGGATTTGAGATAATCAATGAATACATAGATGAAGCCAAAACAGGAACAACAGATAATCGCCCGTCATTTCAAAAAATGATTAAGGATAGCGAAAACAAGCATTTTAAGGCTGTTATCGTTTGGAAACTTGATAGATTTGCACGCAATCGTTATGACAGCGCCATATATCGTTCTAAACTGAAGAAAAACGGCGTAAAAATATATAGTGCTATGGAAAACATATCAGATAGTGCAGAGGGAATAATCATGGAGGGACTTATGGAAAGTATGGCGGAATATTACAGCGCCAACCTTTCCGAAAATGTCAAACGTGGAAATAGGGAAAGTGCGTTGCAGCTGAAGACAATAGGTAAAAAGGTTTTTGGATATGGCAGAGATGCTGACGATCACTATGTCATAGATGAAAATGAAGCACCTATTATAAGGCGCATTTTTAGCGAATATACAAGCGGTAAGACTATAAATGATATAATTACCGACTTAAACAAAGACGGTATCTTAAACGCAAGGAAATCGCTATGGAATAAGAGTTCTCTGAATACAATTATCAGCAATGAGAAATACATAGGAACATACAAGTATGCTGATTACATTGTGCCTAATGGAATGCCAGCTATTATATCAAAAGAAATGTTTGATATTGCGCAAGAAATAAAAAACAGGCACAAGAAAGCGCCGGCACGATCACGTGATGCTAAATACCTATTGACTGGTAAATTGTTCTGTGGACATTGTGGAAGCCCTATGACTGGTGAATACGCAACTAGCAGAACGGGTAACCGTTACTATTACTATACGTGTGTGAAGTTTAAAAAGCGCAAATGTGATAAGAAGAGAGTCAAGAAAGACTGGATAGAAGAGGTTATAATTACCGAATTGATAAACCAGTTAAACGACATGGACTACATAAACAAACTTGCTGATAGTTTTATGGAATATCAGAAAAAGCAACTAGAAGATAACAGCGATGAAAAAATGATAGAAGCCAAGATCAAGGACGTTACCAAGTCTATCAACAATGTAATGAAAGCCATTGAAGCTGGTATTATCACGGAAACAACCAAAGCACGCCTTGAAGAGTTAGAACAGAATAAGGCACAATTACAAATTACGCTGCATAAAGTACAGGCAACCAAGCCACCGTACATTGAGCGTGATATGTTCCTATTTTGGATTGATAGCCTAAAGACAGATACAGGCAACTATGATTACAAAGAAAAACTTATAGATACATTCTTGAATGCCGTGTACTTATATGATGACGGGTACATAGACATAGGCACAAATCTAATCAAGGGGACTAAACGTATTACTGGTTCGACTTTAGAACAGTTGAGCGCACTAAACAAATTAAACTCTAACCAGTATGTGATACACAAGAACGTATGTATTAGAAGAGTTTACATAAAGAAAACCCGTTTAATTTAACGGGCTTTTTATTTATCAGTTCTAGCGCAAATCAACTTTTGTAAGATGCTCATTGTCATATTCTCTATCTTTGATTTGCCTGTACGGTAGTTATCAATGATGGCTGTTGAAACGCCTGTTTCCTTTGCAATCTGATAAGTTGTCTTGTCACTATTGAGTATGCGCTTGACTTCTTCTTCCATGACTTCGGCAATGATGCGCTTGTCACTTTTCAGCATTTCCTTTAACTTCTTGATGCTTGTATATTCTTGGCATAACTGGATAAGGCAGCCAAACTGTCCAGCTTGATATACTCTGATAAAAGGCGCTGTGAAGTAAGTGCAATAGCCCTCATCGTCATAGATCTTGAGCCAATTTTTGAATTCGGCTGTTAGCGTATAATGCTCAGGGACGGAAGTATCGCCGTCAATCAACCACGCGCTATACTCGCCGTCCTCGCCGAAATTTAACTCTTTCATTTCTAAGTGAGAAACGGTGGCTGGACGATTTTCCATTGTCATTCCTACCATGATCAATGTTGCGATGTCACTTCCACCAAGTGCAACGCATATATCTTTATAAGAGTTGCGTTGCTCTAAAGTTGCATCTTGTAATGTGTACTTTTCCATGTTGTCCCCCTATCCCAAAATCTGAACATCATATTTGTAATAATCAGCATACGAATTAGTAAGTAATGCTGTTTCTTCTAATGTGTCAGTTCCTTTGTATTGGTTCAGCCACTCTTCACCAGTCTTGATTGTTTCTTCAATTCTGATGCTATCGTTAGCATGATTTGCCAAGATAGTTTCTAATGTGTCTTCAATTTCTTCTAGTTGTTCAAAGAATTCATTCACGTCTTTTTCAGTTAGATCATCTGTATAAATTCCACCGTCAATCGTATATGTATATCCGCTTTCTGTTTCTTCTTCATAGATTGTAAAGTCTGAATTAGAGTAGTTTTTGAATGCCTTGTCTGTAAGTTTTAGTGCTGTTCTTTCTTTTCCATATTGCTTTGTCATGTTTTTTACCTCAAACCCTTTAGATTCTTTCCTTGACTATAATATACAAATTATTTTGTATAATGTCAATATGTTTATATAATTTATTTTATATAAATGTGCATAAAAAAGAACCCACCATTTAAGGTGGGCTTTGTTTACTTCAAATCTTCTTCTGTAATGTCTTCAAACTTTACTTCAGGCAAGCCTGTTGCAAAGGACATGATTAGAGATAGCAAGCCTGCCAAAGTAGCAGCGGATAACGCCGTTCTCCAATTTACATCACCAAGTACAACCGCGGTTGAAATTGTTGCTGATAATGTTTGAGCAAATGTCTTTAATGCGCGAATACCAGCTGCTTTGAACCATTTACTCCAATAATTTTTGTTTTTCATTTTAATTTCCTCCTATTTTAGAAAAGTGTCATGTTTTAAATGATTTTGATAAGTGTCTTTAATAAGTTTTGTTGCTTCAGTTATTACGCCGTTTTTGAGGTGATGTTCTTCCACGTGCTGCTCGTATGCATCACACTTAGAAACGATAAATCGAAATTGCTCTTTAGAATGCACAATCCCTCTTTGACATTCATTCGCGAAAACTAAAATAGTATTGCGTATGTCATCTACTCTACGGGCCGTGTCTGTGGCAATATGATCGTCTAGTTTTTTATCTAGTGTATCTATCTTTAGATTGACATTGTGGTTGATACGATCACCAGCCCACTTTAGCAACTTGTCCCAAGGGTTAACCTTAATTGGCGCAATCTGAATAAAGATTGAACAAACAAAGGCAATAGAAATTAACGCACTTACAAAATCTTTAAATTCAATCAATGCGAATACGTCTTTTAGAAGCATAATTCACCTATTCACCGTAATAAATTCTATTTACCGCTTCTTGTACTGCTTCAGGATTGTATCCAGCCTGTTCTAGTAATTGTGAGCGTACTGGATCATTGCCATATTCACCACGATATACAGCCGCCGCAATTTCTGCTAACTCTTCTCTTGGTTCGGAGTATCCGCCTAAAATTTCATTTACGCGATCTTGTACGGCTTGCGCATCATAGCCAGCTGCCGTCAATGCTTGTGTACGGTATGGATCATTGCCAAATTCACCAGCAATTACACGATTAGCAATTTCATCAAGACTGTTTGGCTGTGGCACTGGTGTTGGTTCTACTGGCGCAATAGGTGTAGGCTGAACGCTTGTATCTGCACCAAATCCAAAGCATGCAAGAATACCACTTGCGATAGCATCAATGTTGTTGTTGAAGATATATAAGTCTTCAGGTGAAGAAATAAATCCATTCTCAACTAAGCGATAACCGTAACCGCGCGCATTTGCACGATATGGATTTGCTAAATCGTTACGTTGAACAAGTGTTCTTGCGCGTCCTGGTAGAATGCTGCCAATAAAATCAGCAAGCGCTAAATCATATGAGTCAGGCTCTAAGCCGTCCATAATGATTACATGTCCACCGCGTGCGCTTGATAATGCGCTGTCCATGTGTAACTCGATAATCTGTGTGTCTAGTGGTTCATCTAAGTAACTGATTCCGTTGTCTGCATAGTAGTCGCGTGACATGTCCCCTAAGATAACATTGTCACCGCCTAACTCTTTGATGCGTTGTCCTAATACACGGACTCTTTCTGCTTCCGTGTAGCCGTTAGCACAAGCGCCTGGATCTCCAGCGCCGTGTCCACAAATTACTAACAATTTCATTTTTCTTTTTTCCTCTTTCTTTCTATCTAAAAAGGCGACTGATTAAGCCGCCTTAATAGCAATTTTTATTTTTTCTTCCATCCAAGTGCTAATTCAGATGGCTCTCTTGCATTATTATTCCAAGTGCATTCCCATAAAATGCCTTTGTGTATAACAATATCACCTGCATTGTATTCCTTACCTTTTATCCAGTTTGGATATTGTGGTTTAGGGTTTCCGCTTCCTTCATTCTTTGCAATGACATAAAGCCCTAATGCTTTATCAGGTGTTTTACCATCTTCTGCTATGTGTTCACTTAACGAAACATATACAACGTTATTGTATGCAATTCGCATGTCTTTTTGACATTTTAAACCAATAGTCCACTTATCAAGATACTTAATGTATTTATAAACTGTAGCAATATCAGCACTTTGTAAATGTTGCTTCACCAAATCTTTCGTTTCATAGTATGACATAGCATCAATGTCCTTTTGTGGTACGTCTGTCAAAATAAACGAAATCATGTAGCCATCTTTATTCTTTGAAAACGTCATAGGTTCTGAGTACATCTTCCGTGTGATGTCTTCATCGTCAAATGCTATTTCATGGATAATGCCACTATCGAATGAGTCCATTAGTGGCTTTAGGTTTTCAAATACCTTGCGTTGAAATGTGACAACACTTTTATTGCTGTCTTGTATCTCTGTAAATTTTTTACCGTCAATAATCATCTTGTCACCTCCTTATTTGCATTTATAGAACAGAACATCAACACTTGCACCAATAGGAGTATTTGACCAACCACTAGAATTGTAAACCGTGCAATATGCTATACCATTGACAAAGTTATATAGCGAAACACTGCATCTATAGTCTGTGTAAGCCTGTATAACACCGATTGTTTTGTAGCCGTCCGGCGCTGTGACTGTGATGCGTACATCTTCTCTATCATTCATTGCTGCGTTAAATGTTTTTCGTGCACCGGCAGCTCCAAATCGCTTAACAAGGAATGTATCATCGCCACCAATTACCAGTCCACCTTTTGCGTATGTTCTACCTAGCGTTGAAGTATCGCCCTCGTTGTAAATTCCACATGGATTACTTCCGTTTTTTCTGACCCATAGCATGTGTACGCTAGTTGTGAGTTTAGCCAAAATCATCGCCCACAAATTACCAGCCAGTACATACGACTTTTCTGTGGATTGCCCGTAACTATCCGTGACCTTTAATCTCAGATTGTAGTTTTTATCATATGAATAGCCGTTGATGCGTTGCTTCACGGCAAATTCATTGCCTGATAGTGTGCCAGTTGAGTTTACACTATGACCGCTTTCATCATTTACTGTGATTGTAAGTGTATTATTTTCGCCATTATAGAATGTTCCCTTTGCGTTAGCATATCCATCATTGACTGTTGGATTGTCACGTTCGGCGGTAAATTCTGTAATTGTTGGGAAGAAGTATGGAACATACGTTCCTTGCCATTTTTGCGTTGTTTTAAAGCCGCGGCTATCTTCGATAACAAATTCTATGTCACCGTTATTCATACCCTCTAAATCAACGCTATACACGCCCCCTGCAAGCATTAAAGGGAATTGCTGCTTGTTATGTAATGCATACACGTTTTTAACTGTTGCATATCCCCTTACATCTGCTCGCATGGATAACTTTTTCTTAGATAAATAGCGGAATACTTTATTTTCAGGTACTTTGCTGTTTCCTATTTCTTTGACCGTTGCGCTATTGATAACTGGCGCATATTTTTCAGTTGGTAAATCAATATAAAAGCCAATTTTGCTTGTGCCAATCATTGTTGCGTTTTGTGTTCCGTCGGCGTATGTTCCAATGCCTAGATAGCCATAGACTGATTGTGTATTAGTTGCGTACTTAATCATTTCTTCTGTAGGCTTGAATACATACTCTGTGTCAATATCATTGGTGTTTAGCCACTTCGGGCCACTATCACCAACTACCCAAACCAGAGAATGTCTGTATTTACTTACTTTTTTATTTAATAGCAACGTGATCGTGTCGCTTCCGTCCAGTTTGACATGATTTTTATTTTCTTTCCATGCGCCACTACTTGCACGGGGAATGTTAGGCAATACGATTGTTTCTTCTAAAATGGCGTTAGCATCTGAATAATAAAAACTTAAATTTGAATTGATGGTGGTTGAGTAATCACCGTTATTGTCATGCCCAGCCCAAAAGCCACCACTTAATAGCGTTCCACTACCTCTTAGAGTTCCACCGCCACTTACAGTTTCACACCCTGTGCCAGTAAAAGTCCATGAACCTGAATAGATATAACCAGTGTTCATTGTGTAAGTAGTCTGAACATCTACCCAATCTCGATTTAACTCGATGCTGTGATACTGTGCGTTTACTCTAGCCCACAATTTATAGGTTACATTTGCTTGTCCGACTTGTTGCGTTACTTCTTTTATAACTTGCCAGTCGTTACTTAGTTTAATCATTTCTTAATGTCCCCAATCCAGTTGATAACACTTGCTTTGACTGTGGCTGTCTTGATCGTGCCATTGACAAACTGTGTTATCTCACTTTCCACGTTTTGCGCTTCAACTCTATGTGCGCCGGCACTTAGATATTCAAGAACACGCAAATATGCAAGCATACTGTCCACCTTGTCAAACTTTGCCAACAATGTACCGTCTGATTTTTTGACGTTTACACCATTTGTATCAACGGTTGTAACGGTATCTTCTTTGTCTGAGCCAATATGCAAGCCGTTTTCGTCCAATTTTTCAGAAATAGTGCTAACCGTCTTGTCAAATTCTGTGCGCTGTACGGTACGGCTGAAGCCGTCCGCCGTTTGTTTCTGCAACGTTTGAATTTCTGTCTTTGCACTTTCAATCCCAGTTCTATTTTCTGCTGTCTGATTGACTAAGTGTGTAATGCTTCCATTAAGTTGTTCAATGGTTGATTTGTTGGTGATAGACACTTCAACCAAGCCATTTAACACATCGTCCCTAATAGCATCAGAATAGCCCACGCTTTCATCCGTGAATGTAGTCTTATATCGTTGCCATATCCAAGTATCAGCCGTTTTCTGTGGTTGTGTATCTTGCCATGTTCCGCCTGTTGCTTCCACCTTTGAAGTTGAGAGATAGTATTCGGGTTTTACCGACTTAATACCCTTGCCAGCTTTGCCAGCGATTGACGGTGTATAAACTTCACTTGTTGTATTATCGCTATACTTCCATGTTGTCTTAGTCCATAGTGTATATCCCTCATTGACTAAAGGAATATCACTAGACCATGCACCAGTTGGGATAACCGTTGCGCTAGTGCTTGCTTGGTATGTCTGAGTTGGGTTTCCAACGATGCCACGTCCACTTTCGCCCTTGATGCCCGTTAGCTCAAATGGCTCGTGTCTAATTTCGCTACCATTTGCGGTGATGTCCACAAGCATATACCACATATGCCGTCCACTGATACTGGCTGGTTGCGTTTCCGACCATGCGCTGTCAGTCTTTGACGGCTTATTTGCTGATACCGTTTGTAAGTAGTATTGCTTTGTTCCTTTATTGGCGTTTCCAACTTCCGTTGTGATGTTTTTAATCTCGCTTCTAAAGGTTTCCAAAGTGTTTTCCATTTCGTGAACATTCCAAGATAACACTTGGATTTGCTTTGCTGAAGATACAGTCTTTTTCTGTTCTTTCTTTCCCTTTGTTTCTACCGTGTCAGCAATCAAATTTATATCGCTTAATTCACGGCTGAAAATAGGGAATGTAGCCACAATCCCCTTAAACGTTGTAACCTTTACCCAGTCCCCAACTTCTAAGTATGGAAGACTCTTATATGATGCCTTGCAAGGCTTGTATGCTTGCCATTTATACACTGGAAAGAGTTTATCCGATATAGACTTCATCTGCGCTGTGGAAAGCCCGAATAAGAGTGGATTTGCAAGTATTACATATGTATTACCGTCAGCCTTACCTGAAGAGACGCCCAAATCCTTTTCACTTGACTTGATTGCTAGTTTCTCGATAGCTGGTGTTTCCGTATCGGAAATAGTCGCATCATTGAAAAGCCTTGTGTATGGAATTTCTGTTGGTGTTTTATTAGGGCTGATTGCTTTCAACTTGCCTGATCGTGACATTCTAAAGAATGTGCCGCTTGCTTCCTGAATATACCCAAGCAATTCGCTTGCTTTTAGGTTCTGAAAGTATGCCGTTTTAGTAACTTGCATATCTGAGTTAGTCCATGCATTAGGTAGTTCCGTTGGAACGCCAACACGCTCGCATAACTTAATCAGCAAGTCTTTAAGACTCAACGGGAATACAAGTTGCGTATTCCACCAATCCGAAACATCAGTATCAACAAACTTCTTCAAATCATCAAAGCATTCAATATCTGTTGTGTAGTCTGTTGATAACTTTGCATTTGTGATTGTGTACACGCCCAAGTCCAAAGCGCTTTGTTTAACTGTTACACGTTTACCAATTAGTCCAGTCACGTTTCCGTTCTCTTTTGCAATCGTGACTTTAAGTGTTGATGCTTCAACGCTTGTTAGGTCTAGCGTGTCCTTTGAGCAAAGCGACTCTTTGATTTTAAGTGAGCCACTTGTAAAGTCTTTGTTTGTGTATGTTGTTCCAGCTATGTTTAAAACAACGTCAGGCGGTAGCAAATCGCCTGTGTATTTCTGCTTCAAATCATTAGGAATATTCAGCATTTGCTACCTCCTTATACTTCGATAAATGAAAGGGCAACGTCTAAATATGCGACATCGCCCGTGTTTTTATCTGTAACTCGTTTTTTATAGGTGAGATTAGCGCCAGTATATACTGTTCTAACCTCGCCTGAAATGCTTTCAAATGTGTATGTACCGCCCATATCCTTGCGGCAAAGGTTCTTTAAGTTCTCGAATTCTGCTTTTGATAACCAATGCCATTTCAACTTTTCTGAAGTAACATCACGGCGCAAAATGACAAAGTGTAACTTGCCAGCACCGTCACGCCAACTCTTGCCGTGCATATCTTCGCCCGTGCAATCAGGATCTATGTCAGGCATTGGCAACAATACACCATTGATTTTATAACCTATTTCTGCCATGTTACCTCCTAGCCTAAAACAGCCACAGGGTTTTCACCTGTTCTGCTAGTTTCTTCGATAATGTACGATACAGCCGCCTTGCCAACGTCTTCGATTAGCAAGTTCTTTTCCTGTACAACTCTAATCAGTGTAGCCAACATGTTAACCACGTCAGCATTACCACTTCTTTCGTCCATGACTGTGCGCATAGCATCTTGAATTGTTGATAATGGCGCTTCAATGTTTGTACCACTCTTTTGGTCGCCCAATACAGCCAAGAATTCATGATTAGCTGGAATTACAGCACCATTAGCAAGGTATGGAATGCTTGGCACGCTTACGCTTGGTATCCAAGAAAAAGGGGAAGCACCCATGATAGAGAAGTTTCTAAGCCCGTTTAATGCACCATTGATAGCGTTAAAAGGCACGGAAACAACTGTATTGATACCACCAATAATATGATTGACAATGCTTCTAAAAGTGCTTGCAATCGCTTCAGTGATGCCTTGGAAGATTGCGCCGCCTGTGCTGAACACGTCCTTAACGGCTTTCCATGCGCCACCAAAGGTATCACCGAACCATTGAGCAACATTACCGAACACTTGCTTAATACCGTCCCAAACGCCGCCAAAGAAGCCTGTTACGCCGTCCCAAACGGACTTGATGTTATCCCATGCGCTCGTGAATATCTTAGCGATACCACCCCACATTTCAGATGTATTTTTAGAAATGCTTGTCCATGCTTCAGCAATAAATTTCTTCAAATCACCAAAGGTTTCATCAAACCATGCTTTAATATCTTCCCAAATCTTCTTGATACCATTGAGCATGCCTTGCATTAAGAATTCGCCTAATTCTGCGAAAACTGTGGACGGTGAGTGAATGCCAAAGTGCGTTTTAACAGCATCAATAATCGGCTTGCATACATTTTCCCAAAGCCATGTAGCAATACCCTTTAAGCCGTCTAAAATACCCTTTAGAATACCCATTATGATGTTGTTTCCAACGCTTCCATAGTCGCTATCGTCAATATAGCCTTTGAAGTAGTTATAAATGCCATCACATACTGAGCCAACAATGCCACTCAATAGATCAAGTGCCGACAATAATGCGTTAGTGATGAATGTTACATAACTTGAAGCAATACCCCCAGCATCAAGATTGCTGAAGAAGTCCACAATTGCGCTTACGATAAATTCGCCTAGTTGTTTCCAATCATAACTTTGTAACCATTCTGTCGCTTCATTAAATCCACCAATCAAGAAGTCTGATATGGATTTGGCAATATCGCCATAATCAAGCCCAGTGAAGAAGCCAATCAGGAAATCAATACCAGCTAATGTCTTACGGACTAATAACCGTCCAAGAATGCTAAAATCAATGTTTTCAATAGCATTATTCAACAGTGTAGCCAAGTCTTTACCGATTGCTTTAAAATCAATCGTTTTAAGCGTGTAATAGAGTGTTTTGATAACGCCGTCAATACCCTTGCCAGCCGTTGCACCTATTCCAGCCCAGTCGATACTAGCAAATGCTTCATTTATCTTTGTTCCGATTGTTACGCCTAGCCCTTGCCAGTCAGCATCTGCAATCATCTTCCATATGCCGTCAAGCGCGCCTGTGTCCACGGTTTCAAACATGGTGTCTAGTCCTTGCGTACCTCCGCCACCTCCGCCACCGCCACCACTTCCAGCGTTGGATTTATCGGATATATCGTTTATTTCATCAATACCAGCTAATGCGCCCTGTTCTTCTTTCAGGGCCTTTGTTGCGCCCTTAGCCGCACTAGCCATTTTCTTTTGTTCGCTTGATACGCTTGCAATGCTCTTTTTAGCGACAATGTACGAACCAGCACCCGTCAAAACCGCAAAGAAATGGGCCACGGCGTTCGCTGCTGCCGTGAACCAATCAATGATTTGTGACAATACTGGCGCTATTGCGTTTACAAGTGGCGCGATCATTGCACCTAAACTATTTGTGAATGCGCCTGTACTCATTTCCAAGCCATTCATAGATGTTTTTAATGCTTCAGAATATTCAACAGCATGTCCAAAGCCTTGCGTGACGCCTGCTAACACTTGTCGCATTGCCATTCTTAGCGCTAACAATTTGAACATGTTCCCTAATGAAAAAATGGACTTACCCAATGAATTAGCAAATGAATTTGTTTTGCCTTGTTCTTGGTTAAATCCAAACAGTGCTTTTGTTGCGTTTAACATGCCACCACTTATAGCATTAGCAACTTTTCCAAGTGATGCGCCAGCGTTACCGATTGCGCCCTTTAATGAGAATTTAGGCGCTTCCCCTTGTGGCAAAATGTCTTTTCCACCCTTGCTTGGCAATGATGCTAACTCGTTTTTTACTTCTTCAATGCGCGCTCTCAGTCTTTCAGCATCGCCAATTTCTGCTTCAAGCCTACTTTTTAACTTGCTATCTTTACTTCCACTTTTTTCAAACGCATCATGCGCTTTATTTACGTTTCTTTCAACCAGTTTCAAATGTGACTCTAAGTCTTTTAATTCAGCCTTTAGTTCCGATGCACCCTTTTTGAAGTTCGACGTGTCTATTTTTGTATCAAATACAATTCCACCGTCTGACATTAAAAACCTCCTTTCTATTTAAAGCGCTCGTTTAACTTGCGCATTTCTTCTTTTTCTTTTTCTGTATAAACAGTCTTAAATTCGATTAAGTCTTGATTTTCTTTGTAAAAGTCTTGTTCCCACTTTTCTAGCTGTTTATGTTTTGCTTTTTTCTGTCTAACATTCAGGATATTAGAAAAAAGTCCCTCTTGAATTTCGTTGAAATACCCTAAGAAAGACCACCAATGCAAATATGACTCTGTACGTACTTCCTTACCTGCTACACGATTTATAGCGCTGAAGATGATTTGCTCGTCTTGTTCCCAATCCATTAGTTTCGGCTTGTTCTTGGCTTTGGAATAGTCTTTTCCGCCGTCCATGAACCATGAGCATTGTTTGATTGCTTCTTCCACGTCTTCCTGTGCCAAGTTTTCAAATCCCACTAATGCATCAACCATGACATACACTTTTTCTCTGTCTGATAGTTCAACGTCATTGCATGCAACTAGCACGATCAACGCCGTGCGAAAGTCCGTATTGATTGCTATTTCTTTACCATTTACCTTGATGCTAGTTGGTAATTGTCCAATCATCTTTTATACGCTTTACGGTACTTTTCGATGTTCTTTTGCATCTTCTTAGTTTCTTTTTCGATAAATGGCTTAATGTACTCAGCGAAAGCCGTCATAAAGTTATTGAAAATAGTGTTCCCGTTACTCATGGATAAAGGATTCTGCTTTCCAAACACAATTTCACTTGCACCGTCATAGAAGATACTGTCAAATTCCGTGCGCATTTCTTGGTTCATTCTGCGTACGGCTTCAGCAATTTCAGGAACGGCAGCTTCACCGTCACTTGTGATTGTTAGTTCATCACCTAATGTTTTGATTTTTTCTTGGAAGTTGTCAGCGACACGCTGCACACGATCTAAAATTCCAATATCGCGTACATTTACGCGTAAAATTCTATTGTTATCATTGTTGATAGTTATTTCTTGAATACCGTCATCAAAATTGATGTTCATAGCCATATTGTTTGGTTTCCTTTCTTAAAATAAAAAAAGGCGGCGCTTTCGCTACCGCCCCAACAGTTAGTCAGCGGTGAATTTGTTTGTGGTTTCGTTAAACTTGCCCTTTTTACGCTTGCCTGTATAGTGTACGTCAAAAGGAATTTGGTAACCGTCATACTTTCCGCCATAGTCTTTGACTTCCAAATAGACTTCTTCTTCATACGCAACGTATGCGCCGGCTGTTCCGTCCCATGTATGCACTTCTAATGCTGTTGTCTTAACCTCGTCCAACTTCTTGCGGTTGTCCACGATGTCCTGTAAGAATGTGTATAAAGCATTCCCCTTTTCTGCATAGAATGTATCAACTGAGCTGGAAGGATCATAAGAAGAAATCTTGATTGAGTTCTCGCCTAAGATGTTTCTCTTTTTTGTTACTTCCGCATTGAGATTGATTTTGTATTCTTCTAAATCGTTACCAATACGCACATACTTGGTTGTTGCTTCCTTTGGTGTAGCATTGATGTAATGCACCAAGAATTCACGCCCAATAGTTCCTGTTTCTACTGTCTTTGCTGGTTCTGGCATTTTCTAAGCCCTCCTTTATTTGTATATTGTGTAATTCACACCGATTTGGATTTGATACGTCACGCCATCGTTTATATCACCACTTGGAACGCTGAACAGTAAGCCATTTCCGGCGCTAATTTTAGTGATAGTGCCGTTCTTTTCTTCGCCATTCACGCTTTCAGTGATTGGTATTTCTTTTAGGTTATTCAAATAGTAAGTAAGCGATAGAAGAAAGCCGCTATTGTTCAAGCGATCATAATCTTCATACGCTTTTCTATCAGCAAATACGCTGAAATTTATATGGTATTTCTTATTGCCTACCACGTCCCCGCTTACTAGCGATGTACCTAGTGGATATACGCCCGTGTCCATTTCCTTTACGTCACCAAGCGACATATAGTCAATGTGAATATTGTTGTTGAATTCGTCCATTAAAGGACAGTCGGTTAAAATCTTCTTTATTGTTTCTATTACGTTCATTTGACAAACCTACCTTTCGCTAATCTAGCAGCAGCACGTCCTATGCTTTCGCCGTGGTCTTTCATGGCCCTATCGAACCAATGAGAACCAGCCAAAGCACTTTTTGAAGTGTTATAGTTCAGCAATCTACCGTTTGGGTCGGGTATTTTAGCAACGCCCTTGCGACTCCAATGTCTGCCCGTTCTAGCATCATAAAATGAGCCTTTTAGGGTAATAGGGTCAACAAATAGCACACCATAGTACTGATAGCGTGCGTACGGTGTGTTCTGTCTAATTTCCCCTGAACCGATAACCGTTTGTGTCATCATTGCATTCTGTAACACGCCATTCATGTTAGGCATGTATGGCAATGATTGCCGCATAACTTCATTGTCTATAAACTTCTGAACCTCGCCACCGTCATTGAGTCCATGCTCTGCTAACAGCTGCTCAACTTCCTTGAAGTGTATCTTGCCAACTATTTGCATGATAATTCCCAATGCCGCATCGACTGTGTGCCGTACTTTTTGTAGTCAGCAAGCATGATTGTAAATGCGCCAGCCTTTACCAGCTTATCCATGCTTTCTGATTGCTTGCGTGCATCTGTGGTATCAATCTCGATAGCACAATTACCCTCAATCATAAAGTCTTTACCTTGGGTAAACTGTAAGTCCGTGTGTCCATTAAACATACAAAAGGCGCTTTCGTCATACGTGCGCCCTTGTTTATTCATGCTTGCAATGCTGGTGTCTGTCAAAAAGCACTTATCAATAAAGACTTTTTTATAACCGTTACTTTTAAGATAAAGGGTACATGATGTATTTGCGTACATGATCATATACCCCTGTATAAATAGCCCGTTTTACCTAACCACTTTTTAAGAATGCTAGTCACCTTTAACGTATAATCACGCTCGATTTCAATGTTTGAATTGCCTTTATAAGTGACTGAATATTCCCCAACTTTTTCGCTTGCAATGCCTAGCGGAACACTTGCAGGATTGCTATTTGACCGGCTGAATTGTACCTCCGCCAATTCACACATAGCCTGTTTCATTTCTTCAATCGGTTCACCATTAAAGTCAAACTTAATTCTGTTCAGTATCTCGTTACTTGCCTTGTTAGCGTAAAATTTGAATTCGTTTTCAGGTATCAAAGGGCTTTTACCTAATAGGTATTGTTCTTTATAAAACTGATAGTCAGCAAAAATCATGCACCCTCCTTGTTACTTCTTTTCTTTTGGCTTCTTTTCGTCTTCCGTTGGCTCTTCCGGCTTGTTTTCTTCTTCCGCTGGTTCGACTGTTAATTGTTCCTCAATAACGGTGGACAATTCCCCATTACAGAGGATTTGTTCATCACCGTTAAAGATTACACCAATAATCTTAGCCATAGATTAAGCCTTAGAGTGAGAATAGATGCCGGCTTTCTTATTCTCGTATACTTCGTTGATGCCGTATAAGTGGAAGAAGAATTTCCACCAGTCGCCGTCCTGATTTGCTTCAGGGTCAACAATCTTATTGACGATGTCCTTAGCAACCTGCATGAGTGCGCTTGGGTGTACGATTTGGAAGTTTAATTCCTTACCAGTTGTAGCCTTTTCAAAGCCGCCCTTTTCTTCTCCAGTCTTACCGGATAATGACTTAATTGCTGTATAGAAGCGTGCCTGAGGTACTTTCACAATTGCTGTAAATGATGCTAATACTTCACGGGATTTAGTTGTGTCTAAGTCCTGAATAGCACGTAAGCCAGTTGGTGTGATGTATAGAATACGTCCCTCAGCTGGTACTTCAGCATCGTCCATAGCTGCAACTGCTGTGGAAATAGCCTTGAGCCATGCTTCGCCTGTTGCTAAAGCGGCGCTAACAACTGGTGTACCCTTAGCGCAATATGTCGCAAAACGTGTTGCATCAATTTCAGGTACTGCCTTTGTTCTGATAAATTCAGATGCTAAACGTCCGAAAGCAATCTTTGCTGTTTCAATGTCGTCCATTTTATCAACTTGGAACACTCTAGCACGGTCAAAGTTAGGTGCTTTTGTTTCAAAGTCTAATGTCACTGAACCAACAGGGTATCCAGTTTGACGGTTGTATTCACCCAAACCGTCCATTTCCATCTTAGGAATAAGGAATTCTTTACCGTTGGCTGTCATCTGCAATAGGCTAGTATCGCTATCTAAGATGGCTGTAAGTGATGCTTGCTTATAGACTGTGTCTAAAAGGTCGATGTAATTCTTAAATAATTGAATGTTGTTTGGCATTTTATCTATTCTCCTTTTCTGCCTTAATACCCATGATTGCTTTCGCTAGATCAATGGCGTTGCTTCCTGAGTCACCATTGCTTGATGTACTGGAAACAGGGTTTTTTACTGGTTCGGTAGAAGTAAATAAGTAATCATGCTCTTGTTTAACCGCATCAATCGCATTCTTGATGTCTGTTTCTTGGTTCTGAGAAGTCTTTAGTGCTTCAACGTCCAAGAATGGAATGATTGCTTTTGCTTCACGTCCTCCAGCTGTTGCAACTGACTTTGTTAATAAATCATTGAAGTTTCTATCAGCGATTTGCTTTTCAAAATCTGCTTTCTGTGTTGCAAGTTTTTCGTTTAGGTCGCTTACTTGCTTGCTTAGTTCTTCAGGCTTCAACTCTTGCAATTTCTTTAGTTCTGCCTGTGTGCTTGTAAACTGTGATTTGTAATTTTCTAATTCTTTCTTGGCGTTCTCTAATTCGCCCTTAGCACCGTTTACGTCTAAGCCGTTCATCTTAAAAACTTCATTGATTTGTTCCTCTGTGAGTCCCAACTTTTGTAATTCTTCTTTTTTCATTTCTTCCTCCTGTTAGGCGTTGTTAAAGCAGGTCGCCAATCTGCTAAAGAGTTGCTATTTAAGGCATAGTTGCCAATAGAAAAAAGCGCATATAGCGCTTTAGTTCTCTTTTGTAAATACCCTTGCCATTTCTTCAGGCAAGCCCATTGCTTTCGCAAAGTCTTTGTATTCGTTATATGTTGCTGTTCTTCGGTTCTTCATGATGGTAACGTCTGCTTTATCAGCGTTTCCCATTTTTAATAACTCTATTCTTTCGTCTTGAACACGCATTCGTCTTTCTAGTGCACGCATGCGCTGTGTTGCTTCGTATAGAGTGTATTCCTTGCCGCCGTATTCGTGCGTTTCTAGCGTTCTTTCGTACAGTTTGGATAATTCCTCGTCCGTGTATCTTCTCTCGCTAAAACCACTTACAAATGGCATGTAATGGTGATAACAGTTCACACCACACAATCCACCAGCTTCACCTAGTCCGCAAATGTCTATGAGTTGCTGTTTCGTGTATATCTTGCCTTGCAATAGTGCGTGCGATGGTCTAGCCGTTGGGTGTGCCGATACTTCAAATAACTCTGTGTGTAGTTTTTCGGCGTTATCATCTTCAATCTTTGCTGTTACTTGTCGCATTCCAGTCATAACAGCACGTCTTACAGCAACATCTATGCGATCATGTCTTCCGCTTTCGTATTCGATGTACCGTACACCACTAGCCGTCAATTCATTTACGGTCTTTTTTAGTGCTGTATTGTAATCAAATGCGCCCGTTGATACTTCTATCAAGGTTTTATTCAATAACTCGCCATAATAGCCCTGTACGCTCTTAAATTGCCCGTTCACCGTAAAGCCTAATGCGTTGGTGATGTTGTTGATGTCTGATAGCGTTTGTTTCTGTACGGCTTCCATTAGTTGTAATAGTTCCGTGTTTTCTGATAACGGTACAAAGTCCACGCCCACGCCTTTATATAACGTTTCATCACGTGCGTACCCGTCAGCAATCACACGCTCATACAGTTCTTTCATTTGCTCGTCTGATAGTTCTAACGCTTGTTGTATGAGTTTCCGATAGTCTTTATTAAAGCCGTTCAACTGTGACAACCTATACAATTCATAATCTGCTGTACGTGTGATGTGTCCAGCTTGTTCAATTCTTCGGATAATATCCGCAAGTAGTTCTTTTTCTAACCGTTGCATTGATTGCGCTAGAAATTCAGGTACTTTTTTTAGGTCATCTTCGCTAAACATTAAGGCTGTTCACCCTCTGTCATCATTCCCCTAATTTCTGCAATCTTACTCATGGCTGTTGCTTCATCTTCACCGTACCACTTCATGCGATACTCAACAGGTGACATGAAGCCGCTAGCAACGTCTATGCGGTCTTGTGCGCGTTCCGTTTCTTCATCTGTCTTGATTGAGTCATGGAAAGTGCAATTAAAGCCAAAATCAACTGTGAACATGGCTTGATAAAATGCGATAGCATGTGCCAAGTCTTCCAAGCAAGTTTTCAAATTCACCTGGATAGCGTTCACCATGTTATACTTGCGGTTTTCGCTTGCCTTGATTTCCTTTGCTGTCTTTTCCACGTTTTCGTTCTTGGATAAATCGCCATAAGCCAAGCAACAATTAAACTCTACCAGTCGCTTATATTCGTTCAATCCTGCAATGTATGAAGCATCGCGCATTGTTGGGCTGAATTCGTCTAATGTCTTATCGCCATTTGTTGTATCTGCATCGTATGGAATGAGTAAGCGTTCCTTACTCTTAGGCATGCTGAATGAGCCGTCTTGCTTCTTCTTTACCGCTGTATAGTCAGCAAAGATAAAGCGTTCACCACTCGCATATTCCCAGTCTAAACGCCCAAATTGCTGGTCTGCTTTCTTGATTTGCTCAACAGCCTTTTCAAAAATAGAAACGCCGTTCTTACTTTTATCAATTCTGTTAGGTAATGGATTTCTATAATAACCAAAGTCCATACGATCCATTCCCTGATAGAGTATATCCTCGTACAGTTGCGCCCATTCTTCGATTGAAGTCAAAGGCACTTGGTTTCCAATCTCGCTATTTACGCCCTTATAAGCCTTGTTTTGAATTCGCAAGCCCTCTTCTGTTAGTTCGTGGAATTCTAAACGATAATACTTCTCTTTGTCGCTAACTTCCTTTACCTGAATGAATGCAACCTTTAAGAGTCGCCCATCATCGCCAAATTCAAAAGGAATAATTCTATCAGCTGGAATGTATTCAACGTTTCCAGTGTTTCCAATCGGTTTTACAACCATAGAACCTAAGCCCAAGCCCGTTTGAAAGTGTTCGTTAAAGTTTCTTAGCGCCTTTTGATAGAGTTCGTTCAACTTGTCATTATCCAAACTCGTTTCCATTTCTGATAGCGTTACATTAGCAAATTCCGAACATACAGCGCCCTCTAAGCCTAGACTTTTAACGCCTGAATAGTTTTCTGTTTCGTCTGTCCACGGCGCTTTTCCACATAGCATCTTGTCCCATAGTTCCAATCGTTCAATCATTGGTTGGGATAGAATTACACGCTTGCCAGTTAGTTTTTCAAGTTGTGTGTTTGCAAACATTCTGTTAAAAGCCTCCTTTATAAAATCTATAATCTTTCTTAGTATGTTCATCATTGCCCTTTCTTCTTCCACACAGGGTTCAATGCGTATCTTACGCTGTCTATACTGTGGTTATCTTTATCAGGATAGCCACTTACCACTTGCCCGTCTTTATCACGCATAAATTCATAGTGTGTGAATTCCGTTGCCGCATTAGGGCATCGCTTGCTGTCTATCACGATTTCCTTTAGTGAAGATAGCCACTTCATGGAATACGCCACACTTCCAGCGCCCTTTTCTGCGCCACGTGCTGAAATTCCGAACGCTCGCAAGTCAGCGATAGACTTATTTTCGGCGCTATCACATGTCACTATTTCATCACCGATCTTGAAGTCATTCTTTAATACTTCCGCCACGTCTTCATTAGGCATCTTGTTGGCCCTGAATTCTGCGTAAATGTATAACGTCATGTGTGCGCTGTCGTAACAGCAACGCGTGAAGTTAAGTGGGTCAGGAAACCAGCCCCAGTCCAAACCGTTATACGTATAGTTGAAGTTGTTTATTTCGTCATCGGTAATTTCTCTGATAGTCACGTTTTCAAATACGTTGCCACCAGTACCATTTACCTTGCCCAAGTACTCGTTTTCATAAGCCTTTGGGTTTATCTCTTTCAGTGCTTCGGCTTCGTCTAGCCAGTTCTTACCCAGCCATTCTTTTGGTACGTCTAAATAAGTTGAATGATAGACTTTCATTCCGGCTTTTTCTGTAAGTACGTACTCATTAGCCCAGTTATTAGCCGTCTTTGGTGGGTTAAATGACTTGAATATCCACGCTTTATCACCACCACGCACGGCTGACTGTTCTATGTTTCTGACTGTTTCACTACCATAGAATTGGTCTAATTCTTCAAACCACACAATAGCGATATAGCCCTTTTCAGGTTTAATGGACTTAATCTTTAACGGGTCATCAGCACCACGGAAGAATATTTTTTGTCCCGTTGCTGTGCGTGTGATTTCCATTGGGGATTTCGTACATTTAAACTCATTGTCTAATTCCAGCTTATCAATAGCCCATTTAAGCTGGTTATATACAGAGTCTTTGATTGTATTTGATACTTGGCGCATTACTAAAGCATTGTAATTTTCGTCTTGCATCATTAGATCAATGATTGCTAAACCTATACATGACGATTTCGTGCTACCACGTCCACCCTCATTGACAAATTCATGTACTTCATGGTGATAAACGTCCCAAATGAATTGAGAAAAAGACGGTGCTATATACAAGGTTGGAATTCCCTTATATGTTGTACCGTCTTTCTTCTTGTGTTCTGCTTCATATTGTGCCATTTCGATAGCGTGCTTTTCTTGCTTCATTTTGAGTTCTGCACGTCTTATCTTGATGTCTTCTTTATCTGTAAGGCTTTCACCGTTTACTATTCTATTCACGGCTTCAAACGCCTTAACGTTTCCTTTTCTAGCCTGTGACATCATCGCAACGGCCAGTATCGTTTCTTGTGACTCTATTACTTCAGGTTCAACGCCTAACGCATTAGCGACTGTTTCTTTATCCCTTTGTGTCGGTGGCAAAGATAGCAACGCTTTAAACGTTTCCCTGAGTTCTTTCTTGCGTTTTCTTGTCTGCCCTGACTTGATACCACCGTTGCGACTGATAGCCCTTGCTTCTTCCTTGCTTCTCTTTGTAACTGGAATTAGGTTATCATGTCCCTTATTATTTGACGTTTTGGGCTTGTTTTGGCTCGTTTTAGCCGTCTTTTTGGTTTCCTTGATGTCTTTATCATTTTTCCCCTTTTGGCTCTTATTCGCCATTTCTCGCCCGTCCTTTCTATGATGCTCAAATCATACTTACATCAACATAAATATTGCCGTTTTTCATATATACCTTTTTCGGTATGTATGATTGTCCACGCTTCAATAGCCTTTCTTTCTGTGCCATATCTTCGGATACGTTTTTATCTAAAAATGAAATGTCCTTTCCGCGTGTGTTTTTGCTTGTTTTGATTTTCAGGACGACTGGTTTACTTGATCCAGTGAAGCCGCCCCATTCTTCCGCTATTGCGCTATCTGTAGTGGTACTCATGTAACCCTTGTCTGTAATGATTTTGTTTAATGGCGCATTTGCCATTCGCTTTGCTTCAGCCATTACTTTTTGAGCATAAGCACCTTTACCAAGCGCGTTTTCACCGCCTTGGATATAGTTCCACAAGTTTTCATATTGTGATTGTGTCATTTTTCCAAATATGGCGCTCGCATCAACGCTTCTATATAGCGTATCTTCCTTTATTTTTTCGTTCGTGGCTTTGTCTAATCGTGATATTCCGCTTTGTTCTTCATCTGTTAGTGTTATTTCATTGTTCAAACCTCTTAGATAGTTGTTTATCCACATTCCATCGCCGCTTCCGTACCACTCTAAAATATCGGTATCTTCATGTGTTTTTATTTTTATTTCTGCGCCACGTCCACCCATGTTATACCCTTTCTATTTGCTTCTTTTGAAGTCTTTTAGCCACGTTTTGTATTCTTTGCAATTCCGCCCTTTTGTGCATCTGTTTTGATACTTGCACTTGTGGCACGGGCTTATATGCTTGTTACCTGTAACCATTTAAAAAACTCATCTTTGTGTATGACTGGTCTTTATCCAGTGCTATATATGTCTTGTCTTGTTTCTTTGCTGTCTTTAGAAGACTATCAAATGTATCTTGTTTATCAAATGAATAGTCATTGAATGGATTTTTGAATGTGTAAGGCTTGAAGTATTTTCTATTTAACTTTACCGCCCAGCCATACATTCCCTCGCTAAAACTATGTACTGGCTTTACTTGCCAATCTTTTAAGTACACCGCTTTATCATTATCAACTATCATCACAAAGTTTCCTTTGATTGCCTTGATATTGTTTGTTACTAGAATGATGTTGTCATTATCTTTCACATGATCAAACTTAAAATATTTATTTGAGCGCCATTCTGTGTCACCGAAAAAGAATTCTATGTCCTTTGCTTTGCGCTTTTTAAACATCTCGCTTAGTGAGTTCTTTTTCTTCTTTGGTTCTTCGTCAGCTGCCGTGATTGTCTTTGATGTTGTAGGCTCGCTTGTTGCCTTACTTGCTATTGTTACATTAGCACCACGTCCGCCCATGATATTTCCTTTCTATCATTCGTTATAAAATGACTTTGAACGTAATGAATTTCTTTTCCATGTTTTCCCGTTTATAGTGAATTCCAATTTCTTATCTTTTAATGCCGTTTGCATTGCTGTTAAGAGTTCTTTCTGCTCGTTCGCTTTTTTGTTTGTAGCCGATTGTTTCCTTACCTTTTCCATGTAATTTTTTACGGCTTTTCTCTTTTCTAATGCGACATTGCTTTTTTCTCTAATTTTTCCAATATCAAGTTTTGCGCGCCCTGTTGTATATGGATTTGGGGCTTGTACTTGTGCTTTTAACGCATCGTTAGAGAGATTTGTTAATTCTTTTATAGCGTTTTGCTTTTCTGTGTCAGAAATATTTAACTCTCTAATTTCTTTTATATTGTTTTCGTATTCTCTATTGATTGAGTCGCCCATTTCATAAGCACTACTTTGATTATTTGCTCGCTTTATCAATTCTTTATTAAGCCCGCCAGCTGAACCTATGGCTATCTTCGCACCTCTTCCGCCCATACGTTATCTCCTTGTTTTTTCAAAACTCAATACAACACCGTATTTTTTTCCTTCTGTTTCATTCCAGTGTAAAAATGCATTGTGCATTTGTGAGCGATTTTTAAACAAAACACCATCAACAATTTTGTTATATGAGTCTGCCGCAGCTTTTGCATTTCTTTTTGATGCATTTGATATATCTGCCCTATATGTCCAT